TTTTTTTTTTTTTTTTTTTTTTTTTTTTTTTTTTTTTTTTTTTTTTTTTTTTTTTTTTTTTTTTTTTTTTTTTTTTTTTTTTTTTTTTTTTTTTTTTTTTTTTTTTTTTTATTTTTACATAGTATATTTTAATCTTTTTTAATTTGGTTTTCTTGATATTCCCATTTGCGAATCATATTTATATCAATCCCTTCATCCTCATCCTCATCTTGATTATAATCATCATTATGATATTCTGATTCTCTTTCTGATTCTTCTTCATAATCATCATCATAATCATCATAATCTTCATAATCTTTTTCTATTTCTTCATTACAATAATTATCAAAATCATCATAATCTATTTCTTTGATTTGTTTTTCTCCTTCTTCAAATTTAATTTTAAAATCTTCATAAACATAAGAATTATTACAACATTTCTTACATAATTTACAATCTTCACCATTTTTAATATAATGGCAATCATTTTTATATTTTTCAATATTTAGATTACATTCTACGGAACAATAAGTATCACCATATGAATAATTATTATAATCATATGCTTTATCACAATTGTGACACGTTTGAGAATAATATATCGCATCTTCTAAAGAAATTTCATTATCTTCGGCATATGTCTTTAATTTATTAAAATTAATTGAATCAAAACAAGTTTTATTTAATTTGTTAAAATTGTTTACTTCATCATTTCCATCAATATTACATAAATAGCAATCACAATTATTTTTATAGACTTTATTTATTTCTAAACATAAGACGCACTTTCTTTCAAAAGAACAATCTATTTTCTCTTCAGCTGATTTATTAATACAGTTATCGTCACAACAATGATTAAATGTTATATAATATAATACATCACACACATTAAAGTATTTTGATAATTCAATCAAAGTTGAAATCTTAGATTTATTAAAATGCTTAGTAATTTCCATTAATTTAGGTTTATTATTAAAGTAACTAACCTCATCTTCAGCTTGGTCTTCAAGGTCTTCAGCTGGGTCTTCAAAGTCTGCATCGTTAATATGGAAAATTTGTAGTTCATCAGCATTATCACAGCATTTAACGAAAATTTCTCTAATAAGTTCATCGGCATCAAGTTCATCAGCGGCAAGTTCATCGGCATAAATATCATCAGCAACAGCATCAAAATTTAGTCTTTCAGGTCTAGCGTGTTCTTCAAAGTCAGTGTTAAAATTGGTCTCCAAAGCCAGGTCTAATGCCTCAAGTCCAGGATTAGGCGTAAACAATTCGTCATCGTAGTCCAAATTCAGCGTGTCAAATCTAAAGTCAATAATTTCATCAAATGGCATATTAGTGCATCGAGTAAATTTCACCTTGTTAAGTTGTTCAGTGTTGGTTTCGTTAAGTTGGTTCATTCTTTAAAAGGTCTAAGATTGTTATTTTATATATTACAAAAAATAATAAAAAAGTAATTCAATTTTTTTATTTTAAGTATTAAAAAATGTGCAAGATAAAATGTGCCAAAAGAGGTCCGGTCTAGAGGTCCGGTCTAGAGGTCCGGTCTAGAGGTCCGGTCTAGAGGTCCGGTAAAAAAGTAAAAAAAATGATAAAGCAAATTAAATAAAAGAATAAAAAAAATTGAAATGCTTCTTTGAAATAAAGTAAAAGCATAAATAAATAAAAGAAATGTCTTCAGCACAAAACAACAAGTTAAACAAATCAGAAATGAATGTATCGGAAGTTTTCACCCCAGTAAAATTGGTTGAGGAAATGTCTTCAAAAGTCCCAAATGAGTTTTTTAAAACGCCAGTAAAATTAGTTGAGGAAATGTCTTCAAAAGTCAAAACTTCAAAGTTAAACAAAGCAGCGATGGACGCGGTGGTAAAGTGCGCTGAATTATACGGTTTCGATGTATCGGACGCGGTGGAAAAGATTCTAAATAGCAAAGTAAGCAAAGTAAGTAAGAAGGAAGTTGCGAAGAGTTCATTTGCGCTACCATTTAATAATGTAAAGAATGATAAGTGCTGCGAAGGTCTAAGATACAACGAAGGTTTATACACTCAATGCGAAGTTTCAAAGAAAGATGATTCAAAATACTGCACTGTGTGCGAAAAAGGTGGTCTGAAATATGGCACGATAGATGAAAGGATGAAATGCGGTTTAATGGAATTCAAAGATCCCTCAGGTAAGAGTCCGGTAGTGTATAGTAAGATAATGAAGAAATTAAAGATAACAAAGGAAGATGTAATGGAAGAAGCCCAGAAGATGGGAAAGTCAATAGATGAATTGCATTTTGAAGTGCAAGAAGAGAAAAGAGGTCGTCCGAAAGTGTCAAAGGTGATTGTTGCGAAGGAAGAGAAGAAGAAGGGTCGTCCAAAGAAGGAAAAGAAGAGTTTAGAATTGGATAACAAGACAACAGATTTGTTTGCTGATTTGATAGCAAATTCGTGTGAGTTTTCTTCTGAGATAGAAGAGATAGAAGAGGATAAAAAAGAATTATTTGAAGAATTTCCGGAATACAAAGCTCATATTGAAGGAAAGGTTGAAGTAACAAATAAAGATTTATTGAAGGAAGTAAAGAAGCAAATGAATGAATTAAAGAAGTTCGAAAAGGATGCGCAAAAATTACAAAAAGATGCGGAAAAAGAGGCGCTGAAATTAAAAAAGGATGCTGAAAAAGTTGTGAAGGAGAAGGCACCAAAGGAGAAGGCACCAAAGGAGGCGAAGGAGAAGGCACCAAAGGAGAAGGCACCAAAGGAGGCGAAGGAGAAGGCACCAAAGGATGCAAAAGAGGCAAAAGAGAAGGCACCAAAGGATGCAAAAGAGGCAAAAGAGAAGGCACCCGAGAAGGTAATCGAGGAAGAGGAAGAGGAAGAAGATACAGTGGAGAGAATAACAAAAGAAGGCGTGAAATGTAAAAAATCATTTGATGGAGAGCAATATTTAAGGTCAAGCAAGAGCGGAGTAGTTTACAATATGGAGCAAGACGTGATAGGAAAATGGGACGAAGAATCGAAGAAGATTGTCTTCAATCCGGTGGAAGCTGAACTAGAGGGAGACGAGGAGTATGAAAGTGATGAGGAATAAATGTAAAAATATAAAAATATAAAAATATAAAAATATAAAAATATAAAAATATAAAATAAAATATAAAATATAAAATAAAAATAAAATAAAAATAAAAATTGTATAACCTGTGTATTGTGAAGTAAAAAATAGGCGCTATATTGCGTTTATTTTTTCTTCTATTTTCGTAAATGGTGGTAGATTGTCGTGGAGTGACATAGTATATTAAATATCTTTCTCTCTTAATTAGATTTCAATAAGTGTTAAAAGAGAGAAAGTATGTGTGCCAGAAGGTGTATAGTAGGTGTATAGTTTGTCACTCATTTCTCGTTTTGTCACTCATTTCTCGTTTTGTCACTCATTTCTCGTTTTGTCACTCATTTCTGAGTCCCGTAGTATATGTCCGGTTTACCTGGTATTATTATCTTTCTCTCTTAATTGCAATATATAAAGTGTTAAAAGATTGCATTGTATGGCACCGAATGGCATTAGAAGGTCTATAATAGGGTATAAGTTTTATGACTCATTTCATATGCTTTGCTGTGGACCCAGGTAGTATATGATGTAAATATGGTGAGAAATCTGATGATAATAGGGTATATATTTTGTCACTCATTTCTCGTTTTGTCACTCATTTCTTGGTCCCCTATATATACGGATTATATGGTATTTTCTTTCTCTCTTAATTTCAATATATAAAGTGTTTAATTATTGAAAGGTATGGCACCGAATGGCATTAGAAGGTGTATAGTAGGGTGTAGGGTTTATTAGAGGCAATTTGTTGTCACTCATTTACTATGCTTTGCTGTTGGTCCCCTATATATCCGGATTATATGGTATTATTCCCTTTCTCTCTTTATTAGAATTCTATAAGTGTTTAAAGAGAGAGAGTAATGGCACCGAATGGACTAGAAGGTGTATAGTAGGGTGTAGGGTTAATAACAAGTGAATAATTTGTTATAAACGATTATTTTGTATATGGTTCACAATTGCCAGTCTGTTTGTTTCTCCTGGTGCCTTTAGGACATCTAGGTTTCTTAGATTTAGATGTTCTAGATGATTTAGAAGAGGTTGACGTTCTAGAGGATGATTTGGATGATTTAGATTTAGATTTAGATTTAGATTTAGATTTAGATTTAGATTTAGATTTGGTTAAGGGTTTGTGTTCAAAATGAAACGGAGAAATAGGTCTTAATTCGTCCTTTTTAGGCGATAGTGGACTTTTAGGTTTTTCTTTTAGTTTTTCCAAATCCTTTAATATTGAGGATATTTCGTGATGATACCTATCATAAACCGTATTTTTATAATGTAATATTGGTATTTTTTTGACTTCATATTTAGCATCTGTTTGAATAATGTCAATCCAATTGTCGCCATTGTCATCAATTGGGTTCTTAATAATATCAATATGTTTATATTTGGTTTCATTAAAGTGATAAATATAAATATCTCTGGGTGTTAATGAAAAATTCTGTAATTTATGTGTTTTTGCGAGGTAATGTGATAGATTGTATTGTATGGGTAAATTATAATACAAATTATTGACATATTCAAACAATGTCTCATTGGGATATATACACTGATTACGAACAACATCTTTAATTTTAGATTTATAAACATCGAATAATTGTAGGCTAGGTTTTATTAACATTACGCCGCCATTTAATCGTCCCTTATCTTTACATTTAGATAAAACCTCAGATGGTTTATTAAATATTTCGTCGTTAAATTTTAGTCGTCGGTCGCCAATATGATATGTTAGTACTGCTGGACTGCGAAGATTAAAAATAGAGTCAATGTCTTTCATAATAACCATATCGGATTCAATAATACATACGGTGTCATATTTTGTCAATGTATATGCGAATATAAAGTTACAAGTGCGCAATGTATTGAAATTAGTGTATTCGCTTTTAAAATTGACATCATATGTTATGCCCTTGTCGTCAAATGGAACTACATCAGTGACAAATGTCCTTATGGATTCTACAAAGGTCTGCGGTGTGTCATTTACAGAATATAAGTATATAATGTCGTGTTTTGTATACTGACGCAACATTTTAAAGAAATATAATTCGAGTTCTAAATATACTGGGTTGCTTCCAAAATGTATAACAGCAAATGCGCAACGTTTGGTGTCAGATTTTACACTAGGTGCGGGTTTTACAGTTACACTTGGCGCAGGTTTTACTTCTACACTTGCTAAAGGTTTTACTGCTAAACTTGCAACAGATGGTCTTTCATTAGGGCGATAATTTGCGGCAGAGGGTCTTTCATTGGGGCGGTTATATACCGGTCTTTCATTAGAGCGATAATTTGCATCTGATTGCCTTTCATTGGGGCGGTTATAATTATTGTAATCTCTGTTTGAATTGTCTGCTCTTCTTGAATCATAATCTCTGTTTGAATTGTCTGCTCTTCTTGAATCATAATCTCTGTTTGAATTGTCTGCTCTTCTTGAATCATAATCTCTTCTTGAATCATAATCTCTATTTGAATTATCACCTCTTCTTGTATCATAGTCTCTATTTGAATTATCACCTCTTCTTGTATCATTTGTATTATTATTATAATACCGTTTTGTGTCCCATTTGTCACTCATTATTACTATATTATAATATGTGAAAAATATATTTATTGTTTTTAATTTAATTAGATACTTTATCATCAACAACAACATCAGTAACAACATTATCAACAACATCAGTAACAACATTATCAACAACAACATCATTTGAATCAGATTCTGGACCACATTCTTTACAAGAATTATTAGTTAGACCGCAATCGTGACAATACCATTTTTCACATTCATTACAAGGCCAACAATTTCTGCCACGGTTTAAATCTGTATCGCAATGATAACAAGCCCCATAACATCCACATAAATTATCACCATTTCTGCATTTATTGCACATAGTAACTGCGCAATCACAACACACAACATCTACGCATTTATGACATCCAATTTCCTCACAATTAAAACACGTACCAGTACAGCGTTTACAAAATAATTGTGGTTCCTTTGTTGGCAAATCTAATGTAAAAACGCAATCTGTTTCACTATTACAAAATTTACACTCAAATGAGGTGTCTAAAGGGATAGTTTTCTTACAGATTTCACAATCACAAGTAGTTTTTGTTTCAGTGATTGACATATTTATACAAATAGTAAAAATATATTTAAATACTTTTTACTACTACTATTATTTTGCGTATAAAAATGGTCTAAGATATGAAAATAATATGTATTCTTTTCTCGCTTATTTTAATTCTATAAATGATTTAGTAACTAATTTAGCGTGATTATATAGTTTTATTATAGGGTATATGGTATATAAATAAAAATTTATATTATTTATATATTATTTATATATTATTTATATATATTATATTATGTCAACACCTCCAACAATATCTGGGATAATTAATAAATATCCAGACCCTAAAATTGTTCCAATAAAGTGTAGATTATGCAAAAAAGAAAAATCAAAAAATGAGTTTGATGAAGAAAAAATAACAAGCAACAATTTAATATGTAATGAATGTGTTAACAAACAAATTGAAGACAATAAAGAACTTGACGAATTTATTAGAGAAAGAAATGAAGAGAGAAATAAAGCACGAGAACAAAATTTAACTAATTTAAACAAAACTTCTTTCATAAAAGTGCAAACTGATAAAAAAGAACATAATTATCCTGAATCCGTTTTCCCAATGGACCTAGGGGGCAAAAAGAAGACGCAAAAGAGAAGAAGAAACTATAGAAAAACTACCAAGAAAAACAAGAAAAACAAGAAAAACAAGAAAAATAGAAGAAAAACTAGACGGTAATACAGGCGCCCATTTTGTCACTCATTTCTCGTTTTGTCACTCATTTCTCGTCCCCATATAGCAGGGATGACAAGGGAGCACGAGATGACGATAATTTGACGACGATTGGACTCAGAGGGAATCTCTATTGGACTCCGGTGTATATGTACGGTATGCCACGGTATACAGTACATCCACTGTATGTATATCTAGAAGGCAAATTAACTACAAAATTAGCTACAAAATCAAAGGCAATATTATTTCACTCTTTATATCTAGAATAAAAACACAAGCAACATCAGCTACTATAGGTGGTATATTTCCTGGTATGAATAATGATGTATATTTAGTAAGTAATCAAATTGGAGATAAGACCGGATATGTTACTAGAATATTTATGTAATCAAATACACAAAATTCTTTCTCTCTTTATCTTCAATTTAACACTATTTAAAGAATCAAACTAACCAACAAACTTGAACTCGATAGTAGTTTTATGTAAAACAAATATAAACATATAACAATTATATATTTATACAATGGCATCATTTAATGAAGAATTTACACAATCATTTAATGAAGAGGTTAAGATGTTAAAAGACAAAATAATTCAATTGGAAAAAGAAATAGAAGATAATAAAAAAAACAATAAATATTTACAGGATATAATAGATGAACGCAATAATGACGACGCATTAGAGATACTAGAATATTTTCATATGTGCAGTAGTATAAGACAAACAGCAAGAAAATATAATATGGATATGGAAGAATTATATGATTCCATTCCTGAATGGGATGGATGTAGAGATGGATTACAGAGCGCGGATGA